CAATAGCAACGAATCTGGCAATAATATCAGTTGATTTACTGAAACTTATCACCATCTCCGTTTGACTATTGCCCTCGAATTCCAGAGCCTGTCTGCGAGCGAGTTCGTAAACAATCATCCCAAAACCCCGATTTCTTTCCGTCCGACTAGTTTGCCCTACATTTTCATTAGAACCGCTGACCCCGTTATAGGCCATGTTCTTCTGAATGTAGGTAATCGTCCCTTCCATAGCGTCAGCACGTCCAACATCCTCGTAAGCAAGCCCAGCGGCGACCAAACGTGCGTCGACTTCTGATTGCTGAGAATTTAGGTCACGCCAGATGCCGGCAGAATCCAACCAGGAGAAATCAATTCGATAGTCACCAGTGGCCTCGTTATTTAACTTGTAAAAGTTGCATTTCAAGGCTTTGGCTCCAGTCAAAGTTGTTTCCAGACCCATCTTACTCACATGTGCTGTGAGGAATGAGTCGGGGATGGGGACCGCAGGCGAGGCAAATGGATTGGCTAAAGCCGCCAAGTACCTAGCTTGAGCTGCGTGTCCGGTGTTGATAAAATCAACTTCAGTGGGGGAGGATAAAGCGGCTCCCCCGTCCCTAACATTGTTCTTGTTCTTTGTGTTACTCATTTTAACACAAAAGCGACAACCACCTAACTGCCGCCATTAGATCTTTCTCAACAAGTTCTTCGAATTCATTTACGATTGTGGGTTCGAGTGCAAAAGCTTTACAGTAACTAAGGAGACTAGTATTAGAGTAAGTGCCTGGAAGAACAGACACCTTCTCATAATCTCCTTGCTTCAGCCAATAAGCTAATCCTCCTTGCAATTCTCCCTCTAGCCGTTCGCTACCCTGGCGACTTAGAACGCTGTAAAACGCCCCGACTAGCGGACAATCCGCATACAAGGAAAGACCGCACATTCCCACGTCCCGAAGGTAATCGTAGTAGCGCGCAACGCCTTTGGCTGAAATGGCAATCATGTCTTTAAACACGCTCTGCGGTTTCCGAACCATCATCCACCCACGATCCAACATCACAGGTTTCATCTGACAGAACTCGATGTGCTCCACACAATAGACAGGATCTTCTGCTACCATGTTGAAGCCATAGGCTACAAAGAACAAATCAAAAGCATCCAAAAATCTTGGAAGTTCCGAAATATCCATTATAGCTACCGAGTCATCACCATTGTTGACTAACTTGAAATTAAGCCCCAGAGCCTCTTTCCAATGCAACAACACTGAAGTCATAATGATTACGT